TTTTAACCACCGTTTCGGCCCGGTCTCTGCTAGAGAGGTCCGGGCGCGCGCGCGGCCCGCGCCGCGCGGCGTCTCCATCCTGCTCTAACGGCGGGTGGGCGACTTCCATTACTCCTAGTACCCCAGCCACCAGAGCAATCGGCGCATGCTCCAGTGGGTCACGTCGACCCACTGGGAGACATTGCGCCCTTGGTCCCGGTCATAGATAACCTCGAGCGCCCAAAGGCGCCCGTCCTGCTTGCGGTACTCAACGTGGTGTTGCCGCAGAACCGCGGCCTTTTCCCCCAGTGTGATCATTTGTCTCTTCTCCCGGTACAAAAAAGAAAAGCGGCGGAGACGTAATCCGCCTCCGCCGCTTCTGTCATTCGGCGTCTCCTAACAACCACTTCCAATCGCGCTTCCGCCGCATATCGCGGCGGTTCAACTCCGGGACCGCCTCACAGAGACGGTCCATCGCCCACGGTGCGACGTGGGCGCCGCCCGGCAGTTCTTCCGCGATAGCCCCTGCAAGGGCTTCACGGGAGACTCCCGGAATGGACACCCGCATCCTGTGAACCGCCCGAAGTGCAGCCCAATAGGCTGCACAATCGGTGGTTCGATCGTACCTAGCCGCCTTGTTGGCTGCTCGAAAAACTCGTTCAAAAGACACCGTTCCCTCCTTTGGTCCCTGGCATGAACCAGGGACCGTAATTTGTCCGATGAAAGTTTATCTCAACCTGCCGGCGTGCTCCACACCGACAGGTATCCACGCGCATGATCCAGCCATGCGCTTTCTGTCTCTCCGGACGATCTGCACATTCGTCCGGAGTCACACAGTGTGTCCATACACACTCTTCACTACTCTTGGGTCTGTGCCTGTGTGCCATAAGAGAATGATATCCTTTCTGTACGTCTTGTCAATAGTATTTTGCGTACTATTTTCATTCGGAGTTAGTGGTTGCCACTTCGTGTTAGTTCGCTAGTTCGCCTGATGCGCGCGCCCTCGTTCTCGCCGAAAAAAATTTCCGCGGTTCCCCCTTCGCCCTTGGCTGGAAATGCGAGCGAACGAACCTCCGCATGACCTACAGCCGCGCTACAGGCTAGGCTAGGACCGTAACAGGACAGTTCGGTCAATAAGTGCTTTAGATTCAATAACTTACGAGGCTGACCGCCTGCTTGCGTAGCAGGAGGTCCGGGGGAAGGTTCCAACGTTACATGATGGGGCGGAGGTACCCCTGGTGTTACCGCCGTTTTTCGCCGCGCCTGTGCAACGCGTTGCGACGCGTTGCAAGTGTCTTCGCCCGCTGTGTACGCGCAAAATATTTCTGAGGAAGGTTCCAAACGTGTTCGCGGTGTTAATAGGACGGTATAATGGAGTTAAGGGTTCCAGTTACTAACTGGAGCGAGTTCAAGAAGGGGTTAGTTACTATGGCTCGTCCCAAGACGGTTAATCCTTTAATAACGTCCGCCAAGATCCGGTTGGATGGCGTGGACATTCCTGCCGGCGGTACGCACGTGTTTTCGCTGACGGTAAAAGGACTGAGAGTAGGGCATCCGGTATTGTTCTGGACGGATAATCTGGACACCGGACTTGTGTTCTTCAATCCCTACTGTCCGGAGAAAGATCTGTTGAGCGTTCAAGTGGTCAACACAACCAGCCAACAGAAAACCGTCAACGCGAATTTGTACGTGGTTCAGATCTAAGTGATCAGCGAACGGGAACTCAAATACATCGCCGCCGGCCGGCGCAAGGCCCGCACGGATCTTTTTTGGCTTTGCAAGCACGTTCTGGATTTCACCAAAGTCGTTCCGCACGTTCACGGGCCGATTATCGAGCACTTGCAGGGGTTCCAGGGGTTCCAAGGGACGGATATAGTCACGAACGAGAAGTTCGAGTACACGCCGTTGGATGACGATCCGGCGAATGTTCTCACCGGACCGCGGAAGCGGTTATTGCTTGCCCCGCGTGGGTGGTACAAGACCTCGGTTAACATCGAGGCCCACATTGTTCAGTGGATTCTCAACTTCCCCGACATCACCATCCTGCTCGTTCACGCTTCCCAGGAGATTGCGGAGCAGATTCTTTCCAACATTAAACGTCACTTCCAACAGAACTCGCGGATGAGATACTTGTTCCCCGAGTTCTGCCCGCCTGAGAAGAAAGAATGGGGCACGCAACAGTTCTTCGACATCCCGGCGCGGAGGCATTACACGAAGTCCCCAACGGTTCAGGTGTCGGGTATCGAGACGATCCGAACCGGGATGCATTACCACGTGCTCAAGTTCACCGATATCGTAGACGAGAAGAACACGGCGACCAGGGAGCAGTGTGAGAAGATCATCTACCGCTATGGCATGGCGCGGAGCCTGTTGATCTCGCCGCGGTACTGGATCGACATCGAGGGCACCAGGTATCACTACTCCGACCTCTACGGTCGAATCATTGACGAATGGATGAAGGAGGAGGAGCAGGGCCGGGAGCACGCTTTTCAAGTCTTCATAATGCCGTGTTACAAACGCGACATCGAGAACGAGCGCTTCACGCCGGATGAACTGGACAAGCCTTTCCTCTACGACGCCGAAGGCAAGCCGATCAGCCGATTCCCCGAGGAGTTCCCGACGGAAGAATTGGAGAAGATGCGGACCGATCCAGTAGTGGGCGAGGAAGTCTTTGCGACCCAGTACCTCAACAACCCCATTACCGGCGAATCACAGGCGTTTGACATTAAAGATCTGAGATGGAAGACGCCGGAGGAAATAGCGAGGATTCCGATCCAGTACGCCGTTACGACCGTAGACTTGGCCGAGACGACGGGTAAGAGAAGTGATAACACGGTCATTACCACCTGTCTTGTAGACCGTATGAACCGGCGTTACGTTGTAGACATCCGTATTGGTAAGTTCTTGCCGGATGCGATTGTGGATCACTTGTTTCTTGTGCAGCTTAAATACCGTCCGTTGAAGATCAAGATCGAGGAAACGGGGTTCACGCGCGGGCTCCTGCCATCGGTGCGGCGAAGGAGCCAAATCACGGGTATTTGGCCGAACTTCGAGTTTCTCAAGCGGGACAATCAGGCAAGTAAGGTCGAGCGGATCCTGGGACTTCAGCCGTGGTACAAGAATGGGATGTTGTATTTTTCAACAGACCTCCCCATCCACGTAAAGGAGGAGTTGAAACACGAGCTTACGCGGTTTCCGAAATACATCCATGACGACATACTCGACACGTTGGCCGACCAGTTCCAAGGCGAAACCAACTTCGGGCCGGTGAAAGAATCGCCGTCGATGAAGGAGTTACTAAGAACAGCGCAGAGGAAGATGCTGGATAATTTAGACAAATACGAGCTCATCTTCGGCAAGAAAGAAACAACCGGGAGTTGGTCCGGGTTAGGAGCGCTATAATGTTGTTAGTGGAGTGTACACATGGCGCTGAACGAGCCTAAGATCGCGGAGAAACTTGGAGTAAACCCTTAGTCCCATGCCGGAAATCACCCCGCCGCCTCAGCCACAGGATGTAGATCTCGAACGGATACCGTTTCTGTTCGAGGATCAGGAGCCGAGTGACGCGGCGGCGGTGAAGCTCGTGGTGACGACGCTCGGGGTGTATGAAAACCAGCGGCGGAGCCACGAGGAACGATGGAGAGTTGCCGAGAGGTTGTACCACGGAGTTGTAGAGAAACGGAAATGGGAAGGCACGGATGTCGAGCGCGCGAGCCTACCGGTGATGATCGCTTACGATCAAGTCGAGAGTGCGTACCCGATCATCACCGAGGAGCTTTTTGGTTATCGACCGGCGTTCTTTGACGTCGTTCCACGGGATAACACGCCGCCCGCGGAGGCTGCGAGGCAGAGGGACAAGATCTGCGACTACCTGGAAGTCCCTTATGACGAAACCGGCGTGACTGGGATCGTCAACTTGTCGATGGCCGTGAAGCAGGCGTTGATATACGGCGACGGGATGATCGAACTGTCCTGGGACACGCGGCTGAGACAACCCGTGGTCGAGTTTGCGGATATCCGGGATGTGTACTTCGATCTTTCCACGCCCGCGCCGTTGATCGACCTCAGCCCGAGCGTGATTCACGTAAAACGGCTCACGGTCGAGGAACTGGCGCGGTTGCGCGGGATCGAGGGCGTGAGGATCCCGCCAGATTCGGTTTTGAACTTCTTCGCCAAGGCCAAGTGGACGACCTCGGGGGACGCGGTAAAACGGGACGCGGCAGCCGCGGCTGGCGAAGTTCTGCCGATCAACGAATTGCGAACGGACCCGAAGCATCAACAGATAGAGGTATTGGTTTACTGGGACCGCAGCCGGTTAATCTGGGTCCTTGGCCGGCTTTGGTGCGCGATCAATGAAAAGAACCCGTTCGGGTTCATTCCGTATTGCAAGGCACCGTTCAACCTCGTTCCTGGCCGACCGTATGGTATGAGCCTGCCGGACGTGTTGGAGGGGGAGCAGAAGTACGCACAGGGAATCAGAAACGCGCGGCTTGATAAC